CCACCCACTAACCCTACACCTGAAGATACAATGGAAAAAATTATGTACCGATCTGGTCAGCGTAGTGTCGTTGAATGGGTCATTCAATATATGGAGGATAACGGCTAATGGCTATTAGCACGCAGTATGGACAGAGTGCTGATTATTTTGGGCACGCGGATTTTGAAGCAGCTAAGAGACAAGGTAGATCTGCTAGTGAAGTTTTAAGTTATTTGATTGCAAATCCTGGTAAACTTCGAGGATCGAACGTATCAGGAGGGGGTGGTTTGTATGATGAAGTTCTTGCTGCTACTGCTCAGGAGTCTCGTCAACAAGCAGATCAACAATCACAAAGGTTGGAACAACAGCAACGTGATTTCCAACAACGAATTTCACAACAGCAATCTCAATTTCAAACTCAACTTGCAGCACAGCAACAGCAAGCTAAAGAAGCGCAGCGTCAACTGATGATTCAAATGCAGCGTCCTGATCGTGCTCCTGCTGAAGTAAGGATGGCTAGAGGTGGGGAGAAGCAAGAGCAACTTCGTAGGCGAGGTACCACTGGTTATTTTGGTAGACAGGGTCTTCGTATTGGTTCACTAAACGTACCAACTCCAGGTATGTCAATTTCCTCAGGTGCAGGTATGCAACCTACATCTGGATCTTTCGTATAATTAACAAATGTCAGCTAAGAAACGATACGACTATTTATCCAAAGATCGTTCTCAGTTCTTAGACGAAGCTGAACAGGCATCAGAGCTTACACTTCCATACCTTATCCGTGGTCCTGAAGAGTACCACATGGGGATGAAGAATCTCATTACACCGTTTCAAAGTGTTGGAGCGAAGGGGGTAGTTACTCTAGCATCTAAATTGATGTTAGCTCTACTCCCCGTTCAAACCAGTTTCTTTAAACTTCAAGTTGATGAGAGTCAATTGGGTCAAGAGTTTGGACCTGAAATTAAATCTGAACTAGACCTATCCTTTGCAAAGATTGAACGCATTATCCTTGAATCAATTGCAGCATCAGATGATAGAGTGGTTGTACACCAAGCACTTCTTCATCTTGTAGTTGGTGGTAATGCATTGGTCTTTATGGGTAAGGATGGACTTAAGCTTTATCCTTTAAATCGCTACGTTGTAGATCGTGATGGCAACGGTAATGTGATTGAAATAGTCACTAAAGAACGCATTTCAAAGAAACTAATTGAAGATCGTTTACCTAAAGATTACTTCAATGGTAAACTTGTTACATCAGATGAAGATGATTCTGATGGAGACTGTGATGTATACACCCATGTGAAGCGAGATAACAATCGTTTTGTATGGCATCAAGAAGTATATGATCACGTCATCAAAGGATCACAAGGTAAGTCACCAGTTGATGTAAACCCTTGGATTCCACTTAGATTTAATACGGTTGATGGTGAGAGCTACGGACGAGGTAGAGCAGGTCAGTTTATTGGTGACCTTAAGTCCCTTGAAGCACTCACTCAGGCCCTTGTAGAAGGCTCTGCAGCAGCCGCTAAAGTCGTCTTCCTAGTTAGCCCCTCAAGCACCACTAAACCATCCACTCTAGCCGGTGCTGGTAACGGTGCAATCATTCAGGGTAGACCTGATGATGTAGGTGTTGTACAAGTAGGTAAGACTGCTGACTTCAGGACTGCCTATGAGATGACACAAACATTTGAACGTAGGTTGAGTGAAGCATTCCTTATTCTTAATGTAAGGAACAGTGAGCGTACAACTGCAGAAGAGGTACGCATGACACAGATGGAATTAGAACAGCAACTTGGAGGGCTATTCTCTCTATTGACTGTTGACTTCCTTGTGCCATATCTCAATCGTAAACTGAGTGATGCTCAGAAGAAGGGAGAGATCCCACGTATTCCAAAGAATATTGTCAAGCCAACTATTGTTGCTGGTATTAATGCACTTGGTAGGGGACAAGATCGTGAAAGCCTAGCTCAGTTTCTTACTGTTCTTGCTCAAACTGTTGGTCCAGATTCCATTGCACAGTTTATTAACACTGATGAAGTTATTAAACGTCTGGCTGCAGCACAGGGTATTGATGTTCTTAATCTTGTACGTTCTATGCAAGAAGTACAGGGTGAGCGTCAAGCTGCTATGGAACAACAGATGGCAATGCAACAACAACAGATGGAAGTTGATGCTATGAAGGCACCAATCAATGACCCATCTAAGAACCCTGAATTAAATCCACAACTACAACAACAACAACCACCTAGCTAATATGGCTGAAGTAATGTCTATGATCTCGGAAGAGACAGCTCCGGGAGAACTCAATGCAGATGAGCAGGAGTCCCTACAGGTTGGGGAAGAGATGGCTCAACAGCAAGAAACAATGCTTGCTGGTAAATATAAAAATGCAGAAGAGTTAGAAGCTGCTTATATTGAGCTTCAAAAGAAACTTGGTGAATCTCCTAATGAGACATCAACAGAGGAACAGCAAGAAGAAGAGCAACCAGAAGAAGGTCCTTCTATTCTTGATAGACTATGGGAAGAAGCTAACAACGAAAATGTTAGTGAAGAAACCTTGAAAGAACTTTCCAACTCTGATCCAAGTGAACTTGCAAAGATGTACTTGGATTACCGTTCACAGTCTGAAAACCAACCCAAGCAAGTATTGTCTGGTGAGGATGTAAAGCAGTTGAAGGGTTTTGCTGGAGGAGAGGAACAATACAATCAAATGCTTGGATGGGCAGGAGAGAATCTTTCCCAACAAGAGATTGATATGTATGATTCCATTATGGATCGAGGAGATCCTGCTGCTGCTTTTTTCGCTGTACAAGCTTTGACTTATCGTTTTCAAGATGCTAATGGTGTGGAGGGTAACCTTGTTAAAGGTAAGGCTCCCACTAATCCCACTGGTTCATTCCGTAGCCAGGCAGAACTCGTTCAAGCAATGAGTGATCCTAGGTATGACAAAGATCCTGCATACCGTCAGGATGTTATTCAAAAACTTGAACGCTCCAACATTAATTTTTAATAAACAACACCCAATGAATAAAGAATACACTGTGACTTATAACGAACGAGCAGAAATGTTGAATGGACGCCTGGCTATGCTGGGCGTTATTGCTGCGCTTGGTGCGTATGCATTGACTGGACAAGTTATCCCCGGAGTATGGTGATGCCTCAAGGACCTGGAACATACGGCTCAAAGCGTGGCCGTCCTCCTGCTAAGAAGAAACCTCTGTCTACTGGACAGAAGAAGATTGCTTCTCAAGCTGGTAACAAGATGAAGATTGATGCTGCTGATTTCAAGAAACTTCGGAGGAAGAAGTAATGGCATGTGGCAAGAAGAAAGGTGGCAAAGGTGGCTACAAAAAGTAAGCCTAGTGTTAGCCTAAAAATTGGTAAACATAAATCCCGCTCTGGTGGTTTGACAAAAGCAGGGCGGGAGAAATACAATAGAGAAACGGGATCCAACCTAAAGGCACCACAGCCTAAAGGTGGACCCCGTAAGCGTTCCTTCTGTGCTAGAATGTCTGGTGTTAAGGGACCAATGAAAGATGAGAAGGGTCGTCCAACACGAAAGGCTCTTGCTCTACGTAAATGGAAATGCTAATGAAAAACAAAAAAGTAGATCAAAAAGCTTTCGATAGTAACTTTGTTTCATCTGCTCCTTCCTATGAAATTGGCCCCGGACATAGGGGAGCAATGAAAGGTAAGAAGATTTATGATAAGGGTAAGGGAACAACTAACCCTAATGAGAAAGATACGTTTATGAAACGTACTGGCCCACAACTTCCTTTAGTAAAAAGAAAAGGAAAGACATCTTATGGCTAAACAAGGTCTTTATTCAAACATTCACGCAAAGCGTAAAAGAATCGCTGCGGGCTCTGGCGAGAAGATGCGTAAGCCTGGGAGCAAAGGTGCTCCTACTGCTGCTAACTTTAAAAGAGCTGCTAAAACTGCTAAGAAAAAATGACTATTGCTATTTCTAACTCCCCTCGTGTTAACTTGTGGGAGCAATTCTGTCAGTGGATTACTTCTACTAACAACCGTATTTATATTGGTTGGTTCGGTGTGCTGATGATTCCTTGTCTGCTCGCTGCTACCAC